CGCAAGTTTTGCCTTGTGAATACCATTCTGAAAATCCATCCCAGAATTTATCGTATGGCATATCTTCTTCAAAAAATGGAAAATTATGATTTTCAAAATTAACAATGTAATCTTGTTTTGGCATAGGGCGTATCCATCTTTCTTTATCTCTATTACCCCAGCATTGCCATTCAACTGCATACGAACTTATTGTGCAAGGAAGCGTTATTGGCAAACAACACCAATAAATTTCAAGCAAATCTCTATTTGAATCAAGTATTCTGTGCATAAACTCTACAGACAATTCATAATTTGCTTCATTGTCTAAAATTTGAATACCTATTTTTTTTGTTATCCCTTTTTCCCTCATATATTTCAAAACAAAATTAAGCATTACTCCAGAATCTTTGCCACCTGAAAATGAAAGATATATTCTTTCAAAATTATTAAATATAAAATCTAATCTTTCTACGCCTGCATCCCAAACATTCTTATTTCTGTTATAAGTTCTCATGTCAACCTCCAATAACTACTAGGGGCAGACTGGTATTTAGTAAGGTCTGCATCAGGCATTAGGTCTTTTATCGCTTTAGCGTAGGATATAGCACCTTCACGGTGTACTTGTGTTAGCTTGTGTCCAGCAATCTCACTATCCTTTTCACCAGCCAATGTAACTATCTCAGCCAATATATCTTTGCGTGTTGCTTCCAGCTTCTTAATTTCTTCTGTAGCTGCAAAATATAACTCCAACATTGCTTCACACTGCAACTGTTGGCGTTTATCTTCCAGATACTTTAAGCAGGATGGTGCTTCACGCTCCACAATATACTTATCATAAAATGCTCGCAATTCCGGTAAGTATTTATCAATAGCTAGTGGGTTTGCCCAAACTGTTTCTAGCATCTCTCCATGTGCAGACCACTGGTAAAAGTGACACCATTCCCTGCCAGTTACCAACAACTGGATTTGTATCTGCAACCAGTAATGGGTTTGGTAATCTATAGACTTAAACTCTGGTGGAAATTTATCACGCTTACCATACGGGCATTTAACTTCCAATAAGCCATCATCATTAATCAAACCATCTGGTGATGCACCAAGCCATTCTTCATAAAGACTAAAACCAGTTGGTATAACTACATTATTAGTTTTTTGCACATAATCCATTATTGCTAATGGTTCATGATAAATACCGTAATTAGTAGCTACATTACCTTTAAACTCGCTAGGATAACCATGATATTGTCGTACCATATTACGCATAACATCTTCTGGCTTCATAAAAGGTGACATACCTAATATTGCACCAACACTTGATCCTGTTACACGGTTCTTCCTGGCGGCAAACCATTCTTCTGTGCGTTGTTCCATTGTTATTGCTCCGTATTCTTGTTAAAAATAGAGAGTAAAACCTCATCATTCTTCCATTTTTCAGTATTAAGCAAAAGATTGGCAATATATTGAATGTCTTTTTGAATTGATGAAACTGGCTTTTCTCTTGGCTTTCCAATTTGCAAACCAGTTACTTCCTTGATACGTTGAATATTTGCCACAGTAATTTCATAATCAAATATTAATGCCATTGATTCAGCAATAGACTTGTATTCAACATTTCTGTACAACTCAATATCTGCTTCTATTTTTTTTGAAATTTCCCATACTTGTTTTTGGGTTAATCTGTTTAACGTAGTCATTTTATTTACCTTATATTTATAGTTAAGTTATGCACATCCCTGTGCATGGGGTTATTTACCAGGGTATTTCATTGTGCAAGCCATCATCAACTACAACTGGTGTTTCTGTTGTAGTAACAGCGCCCTTACGAGGAGCAACTTTAGCAATCCAATTTCCAGTTCTGCCTTCTAAATCCCAAATCATAATTTTAATTAACATTAATTTTTCTAATATAGCTTTAGCCATTGCCGTATCATTTGGCGTTTCATCAGACTGCGCCAACTTACCGCCACAGTTTGCATCAATAGCCATTAACATTTCCTTAGCTTTATCTGCTTTTTTGGTATTAATATCATTGACGCGCAATTTTTGAAAGATTTTACGTCCTTTGTAAATAGCAGGTTCTGCTATTACCCAACGTAAACTAATGTATTCATCACCTTGATATTCTGCCCATCCAGCTTCATCAATCAATGCTAGGCAAGTTGTGTTGTCAGGAATGTTTTCAATAGTACCGCCAGAAGAAAATTCACCAGTTGTAGTAATTGCTTTGTTGTCGCTTGTAGTCCAGAAATTTGCCATGCTGTTATGCTCCGATTGAAGGAATTAAGTTTAAAAGTGGGTTTGTGCCGTTTACAACTAATAAGTCATCACTAATACCGTAACGGTTCTTACTAACATTTGCAGCGGAGGCGTATGTTACCAGTATGCGTGTTCCATCGCTAATTGCTTTTTTACGATCCCCATCACCAAAGGTATGCGTCTCTAATTTTAAGTAACCTACCAGGTCAACATTATCTGTATAGTGTGATACAGATTTTTTCTGCATCCTGATGTTATACCTAGTGTAAGGGTCTTGGTCAGGTAACTCGATTGTTTCTGTTTCTGAATGAGCAATAAACACAATGTTCATGCCTTTGGCTTCATTTAAAATACCAGAAGCCTTGCGAACACGGCCATGATACGAACTTAATGCTTGAAAACCAGCTCCGTATCCACCTAATGCTTGTGCTATGGTGCGTGGTTTTTTAGGGTCAGTATCAACAATGTGATTCATAAAAAGATTGTCTAACTGCGTAACGCTGTCTATCACCAATGTTTTATAATCGTGCTGATCTTTTATAAGAGCGGTTAGTTGCTCCCATAATTGGTCAACAGTATTAAGAATGGGGAAAGCATCAGGTCTTGAAGCAACAGGTATGGCTTGTAAGCCATCCTCTGCACGAATGAATATTGGTTTTGGAAATGTGGCAGCCAAGCTTGTTTTGCCTAATCCTGCGTCACCTGTTATTGTGCAAATAATCGGACGATCATCTGGTTTTGCTATAGAGCTTAATATGCTCATCTTTACTACTCCTTCATTGAGGGTTAAAAAACTTTTTCTTTATTCCGTTGCATATCTTACCGATTTAAATTAGAATTGCAACACCTTAATAAAAATAAATAGGAAATAAAAATGCTGACAATTGAACAAATACAAAATAAATTAGTTTTTATGAACTTAAAAGCTATCAGTAACGCTACTGACATTGGTTATAATCTATTGTGGAAGATTGCCAATAATAAAATGATAAACATTCCACATAAAGAAGTTGTTACTCTTAGTAAGTTTCTGGAGGACTTTTAGTGTTACCTGAGCTGTGTGATGCAATTAGGGCTGTTGGTTATGAGCCTCCATCTAATATAGCGGTTGGTAAGGTTACAAGATTTCCAACCAATGGTAAACGTAATGATAGGTCTGGTTGGGTTCATGTGTTTGAGGATGGTAAAGGCGCTGTGTTTGGTTGTTGGCGTAGTGGAGAACAACATCAGTGGCACGAAAAACGTGATTATGTGCCGGATATTCATGAGCAGGAAACAATGCGCCAACAGTTTGAGGAAGCCAAGCGCAAGGCAATAGCTGAACGTGATGCGTCTTATTATGTAGCAGCAAAGGAAGCGCAGGTGTTGTTTGATAATGCGGTTCCAGTTGTGGCGCATGATTACCTTACCAACAAGGGAATTAAACCTAACATGGCCCGTATGTTTGGTGGAAAGTTATTAATACCCGTCTATGGTACTGATGGGGAAATACAGTCAGTACAGGCCATTTTTAGTGATGGAGCAAAACGATTTCATCCTGGTGGTAAGATGGCAGGTGGTCATTGTTGGATTGGCGATCCTAGTCAGTCTGAAACTCTATTGGTAGCAGAAGGCTTTGCAACTGCTGATAGTCTTAACCAAGCTACAAAGTTGGCAGTATGTATAGCATTTAACGCTGGAAACCTTAAGCCTGTTACACAAATGATTGCAAGCCAGTACATTGGCAAGAAGATTGTTATTTGTGCCGACAATGATAGTTCTGGTGTTGGCATGAGCAAGGCAAAAGAATGTGGTGTTGATATTGTACTGCCAACCATTGATGGTGATTTTAATGACATGATGTCTGAAAAGGGAATTGATGCGGTTAAGGAAGTTGTATTTGGTAAGGTAAAACCAGAGGAGCTATTTGTCGCCATTGAAGATATGATGGCAAACATTAGCAAACCAGACTGGTTAATTAAGGGAATACTTGAGCGTGGCAGCATGAATCTTCTTTTTGGGGAGCCTGGTGCTGGTAAAAGTTTATTTGCGATGAACTGGGCGTTTTGCGCTGGTAATGGTGATGATTGGCATGGTCATAAGGTAAAAAAAGAATTAAAAACATTAATTATCATGGGTGAGGGTTTGCGTGGCGCTTCTATGCGGTTTAAGGCCTTATCTCAAAAGTATGGTAAAAACCCAAAAAATATAAGGATAAGCAGGAGGTCAATAAACTTACTTGATAGTAGTGCTGCTGATGAAATTATAAAAATAGTTACAGAATTAGATTTTATACCTGACATCATTATTATTGATACATTACATAGGAATATGGTTGGCGATGAAAACTCTAGTGAAGATATGGCAATGTATTTTAAATCCATAGAATTACTTGCTAGACGTTTAGATGCGGCTATTGTTACTGTTCACCATAGTGGTCATGGGGATAAAGGTAGAAGTCGTGGAAGTAGCTCTATAAAAGCGGCTATGGACGCAGAGTTCTGTGTTACTAAGAATGGCGATTGGATTACATTCTCTTGCACCAAGTCAAAAGATTTTGGTTTTGGTATGGATATGAGTTTTGCAATAAATCAAGTAGAATTAGAAGGAGATGTATTTTATGATGAGGATGATGATAAACAAGTTACCAGTGTTTATTTAGAGTATCAAGGTGTAGCTACTAAAGAAAAAGTGTTGTCAAAAAAGTTACAAAAAGCTATGGACAGTTTAGTTTTAGCATCAGAAACTATTGGAAAAGAGCGTCCAGAACTGTCCATTTTAGGTTCTGGACACGTAATTGTAAGTCTGTCCGAATGGAAGCCATTTTTTAATGAACATAAAGAGCTTGCTGAAAGAAGGCAAAACTTTTCAGAATGTAGAAAAGAGTTGTTAAAACAAGAACTTATAGCTGTTGATGGAGATTATAGTTGGATATTATAATCTGTCCAAGTGTCCAAATTGGACATTATTGGACATGTTGTACAGGATTAATAAAAGTGTCCGTCCTGTCCGAGTGTCCTTTAGGACACGGACAGGTGGACAGAAATCTCGGACAAGGAGTTGGATGGAAGAAGTTTTAGAGTTTATAAAAAAGCTTGAAGAAGTTTTTGGAACAGTAAAAGCAAAGGCAATTAAGGTTGATGGTAAGGTGGTTTTACATGAAGGTAAATTTGAACAAGAAAAAAAGGATTTAGGGTTATGAAGAAAGATTATGTTGTTTCGTGGTATTTTTTACCTTTTGTGCTTTTAGTTTATATGGGGATATTGTTTGTGGGGATTTTTAGGATGGTGTTTAAAAAATGAATGACGAGATAACAGATGAAGATTATTTTTACCTAATGGCGGAGAAGATGAACAAAATGCCAACTGAAGGGCAGTTAAAGAGGTTTTTAAAAGAAATGAATACTAGCATCAGGATTAAAGCATTTATACTTGCTATGGGGCTGTAATGAAAAATACATATAATCATTATTTTAAAGATGTACGGCATATTGACGGCATTGACGTTTATCGGGTGTTGGAATTGTTTAATGTAACAGACCCTTGTCTGCAACATGCGGTAAAGAAGTTGTTGTGTGCAGGAAAAAGAGGTGCAAAGGATGAAGAGCAAGATGTTCAAGAGGCAATGGATACGTTGGAGCGTTATCAGGATATGAAGGTGGAGGACGATCTGCATGATTAAACGGACAAAGATTTGCAAACATAAGTACAAGGCAACTTATGTTTCATGGCGCAAGAAAGTTTGTGTTGATTGCAATAAAGAGTTTCCATTGTATGATTTAAAGATTGAACACCAAAGGTAATAATAATGGCGTTAAAGGTTAGCAACAAGAACAGAAAGAAATTAATAATGTTCAAGGCAAATGAAAAAAGTTATGAAACCAAAGATTAAGTGGGTTGGAAATTACTGGAGGTGTTATAGTTTAGACAGGGTTGCCTTTGGTGAATCACCAAAAGTGGCATGGCTTAATTGGAAAAGTCAATATTTTTAATATTCGCAGAGTAGGCTTATCTATGGAAGATAACGTAGAAAAAAATAGGGCAGGTAATAGGGGGCTTGGAAGGGTAAAAGGAACTCCAAATAAAGCAACAGCACAAGCAAGAGAAGCAATCGCAGACTTTGTTGATGGTAATGCGCACAGGTTAACAGGATGGCTTGACCAGGTAGCTGAAACAAATCCGGAAAGAGCGTTCCAGTTGTTCCAGAGTGTAATTGAGTATCATGTTCCAAAGCTTGCAAGAAGCGACACAACGGTTACTGGTGCAGATGGTGGACCTCTTGTGCATAGGATAGAAGTTTCTTATGGCGACGATTAAGGCAAAGTTTCCACCAAGTCTTAAAGACATATTTAAACCAAGACGTTATAAAGTTATCTATGGTGGTAGGGGTTCTGGTAAATCTTGGAGTTGTGCAAGGGCTTTGATTATAAAGGCTGTTAATGAGCCGATAAGGGTGCTATGCGCTAGGGAAACTCAGAAGTCTATACAAGAGTCGGTTCATAAGCTTTTAAAGGATCAGATCGAAATTCTTGAGTTACAGCACATGTTTACGGTTCTTGAAACAAAGATAGTTGGGATTAATGGTTCTGAGTTTAGCTTTGCAGGTATTCGGCAACAAGGTATTACCAACCTAAAATCATTTGAGGGTGTTGATATATGTTGGGTTGAGGAGGCTCAGGTCTGTACCAAGAAATCATGGGATGTTCTTATTCCTACGATCAGGAAGCCTGGTAGTGAAATCTGGATTACATTTAACCCAGAGCTGGATACTGATGAAACTTATAAAAGGTTTGTGTTATCGGATAACGATGAGGCAACTGTTATAAAGTGCAACTACTCGGATAACCCGTGGTTCCCTGATGAATTAGAGAAGGAGCGTGTTAACTGGTTAAGGCGTGACCCTGAAGGATACAAGACAGTTTGGGAAGGTGAGTGCAGACCTGCTGTTGAGGGTGCAATATATGCGCAAGAATTAACCCGTATGCAGATAGAGAAAAGACTTGGTAAGGCTCCATACGATCCACTATTAAAGGTGCATACTGTGTGGGATTTAGGGTGGAATGATTCTATGTCCATAGGATTTGTGCAACGATCTGGTTCTGGTGAGATAAGGATTATTGATTATATAGAGGACAGCCACCGGACATTGGATAGCTATGTTGATGAACTAAAGAGCAAAGGATTTAATTGGGGAACTGATTTTATTCCGCACGATGGACGTAATAAAGATTTTAAGTCAGGCAAATCAACAGAAGAAATATTGCAAGCGATGGGCCGAACGGTTATTGTATTGGGCAGAAATGACATTGAAGAAGGTATCAGAGCTTCAAGGATGATGTTTAGCCGTGTATGGGTTGATGAGAAGGCACAAGATATAGTTAACAGGTTAAAACGCTATAGAAGAACGCAGAACCAGTCAACTGGTGAATTTGGCGCTCCGTTGCACGATGAGAGTAGTCATGGAGCTGACTGTTTTAGGTATATTGCAATGTCAGAGCAACAAATGAACAACGAAACATGGGGTGGAAAGTTAAAATATCCAAGTTTAGGTTATAATTAAGCATAAACATATAAAAGGCTAATTAAAATGGCAATAATGACAGACGATGAACTCAAGGCAATAACAGATCAAGAGATTAAACAATCTTTAGGTTATGGCTCTGGAGAGATTAGTGACCAGAGAATGAGGGCGCTAGATTATTACATGGCAAAGCCTATCCGTGACCTTGCGCCACCTGCAATTGATGGGCGGTCAAGCGTTGTATCAACAGATGTACTTGATACGGTGGAGTGGATGTTGCCATCGTTGTTAAAGATGTTTGTTGGAACTGATAAAACGGTAGAGTTCGAGGCAAAATCAGAAGAGTATGAAGAACAGGCCAGATGCGCTACTGCTTACATAAACGATTATGTACTTCGTGTGCAGAACAATGCGTTTACAATATTTCATACATGGTTTAAAGATGCGCTGCTTAGTAAGGTAGGCGTGCTGAAGCTGTGGTGGGATACCATTGATGAGGAAGCAAGGGAAGACTATAACGGTCTTGATGAGATTGAGCTTGCTATGCTCCTTAGTGATACAAGTGTAGAGCCAATAGAGAACTCAACCTTTATTGATAACGAAACTGGTGCGATGTTATACAACGTTGCTGTTAAACGTAAGAAGACAAAAGGTTTCACAAGAATTGAGAATGTTCCACCAGAAGAGTTCTTGATTAGTAGGCGTGCAAAGAATATAGAAGATGCAGACTTTGTAGCACATAGGTTTGAACGTACTATTGGGGAACTAAAATCAGCAGGATATAAGAACGTAGATGAGCTGTCTAGTGATGAGCTAGATGGTGCGTACCAACAAGAGCGTGTTGAACGTAGGACATTCTATGATGATATGCCGTATGCTGATGGTGGTAATCGTTCTGATACATCTGACAAGAGTAGTCGTGTAGTCTGGGTAACAGAGTGCTACATGAAGGTAGATGTTGATGGTGATGGTATACCAGAGTGGCGCAAGATTACACGATGCGGAAATAGTTTATTGGATAACATTGAGTGTGATGGCAATCCATTTGTAACTATCACGCCTATTCCTATGCCGCACCAGTTCTTTGGTCTATCTGTTGCCGATCTTGCAATGGAATCACAAAGAACAAAGACCAGCCTGATGCGTGCGATGATTGATAACCTATACTTATCGGTTAATGGTCGTTCATGGGCGCTTGAAGGTCAGGTCAACATGGATGATCTATTAACATCAAGACCTGGTGGTATTGTTCGTGTAAAAACTCCTAATGCTGTTGGTGCATTGCAGTCTGGTAATGGTGACATGGCTGGCGCTACAAATCTTCTTGAGATTGTAGAACAGGCAAAAGAGAACAGAACTGGATTTACTCGTGCTAGTCAAGGAACTAATCCTGATGCATTAAACCAGACAGCGACAGGCATGAATATCATAACCAATCGTGCAGATATGCGGATTGAATTGATAGCTAGAAACTTTGCTGAAACTGGCGTAAGAAACTTATTCTTAAAGATATTAGAACTTGTTAGTAAATACCAAGACAATGTTGAGCGTATAAAGTCAAGTCATGGTAGGTGGGTTGATATTGATCCAAGAGAGTGGAAGAACCAGTTCCACCTTAGTGTATCAGTTGGTTTAGGAACTGGTAACAAGGATCAGATTGAACAAAAGCTAAATACTCTAGGCCTGATAATGAAGGGTACTTCCGAGTATGGTATAACTGGCCCACAAGAGTTTTACAATGGCGCTGTAAAGATGGCAGAAGTATTAGGGTTTGCAAATCCTGAGAAGTTCTTTAAGAATCCTGCTGAACAGCAAGAGCAACCACAACAACAGCCACCTCCTGATCCAACTACTATGCAGATACAGGCGGCAATTCAGATCAATGAACGTACAATGCAATTAAAAGAAAGAGAGGCTATTGCAAATTTACAGTTTAAAGATAAAGAATTGATGGCTAAGATTGCTCATGATAAGATGAAACTTGATGCTGATATCATGTTAAAACGTGAAGAGATAGCAGCAAAGATTGGCATGAAGCAAGAAGAAATGAATAATAACATGATTGAACAGGACATGATGAATGGATTTAGAACAGCAAGCCAACCAGGCAATTTCCAGGAAGCAACAGGCGGAATGGTTAATAACACATCCTTTATTTAATGAAGCATTTAAGAAACTTGAAGAGATGTATTTTGACAAGTGGTTAAATGGTGAAGGACTAACAAGAGAAGAGAGAGAAGAGATATGGCGGCAATTGAAGGCGATGCAACACCATCAACAGTTATTGAAGAATCTGATAATAAGCGGAGAACTCGCAAGCCAAACTTTGACTTCGATGCGTATATAGTTTGGGTGTTAAGCTTAGAAGTAAAAGATGAGAATTTAAGAATTAAGCATATAATTACGCCAACATTAGTTGATGTTGATTATTTTCATGTAAGATATAGTAACCCAAAAGTTATTAAAGGGCCGTTGGCTGGTATTGAAACTGCTAACGAAATATTTATTCCTTACGAGTAATACTATTTAATTTAGAAGAGAAAAACAATGGAAAATGAAGCTACCAATTATGGCGCTGAACCAATGGAGCAATCGGATACTGGACAAACAACCAGTGACTCAGATGCAGAGTTGCTCAGTGCATACTTAACGCAAGAAGAACAAGGTTATCAGTTTGATGATGAAGGCTCCTCCGATGATGGACAAGAGCAAGAAATTCAAAAGCCTGCTAATGATATTTTTACTGTTAAGGTAGATGGTGTAGAGAAACAAGTTGACAGAGATGAACTAATTGCTAATTATCAAATTAATAAAGCTTCGACTCAGCGTTTTGAAGAAGCGGCATCAATAAGAAAAGAAGCAGAATCTCAAAAACAAATTTATCTACAGCAGCAACAAGTATTAGGTAATGCGGTACAACACTTTCAGAACGTAGCACAGCAATGGGCGCAACAAAGCCAACCCAACTGGCAAGATTTGTTAGAGAACAACCCGCACGAATATTTGAGGCAGAAGGAATTATTCGAGGCTAAGCAAGTTGAAGTTAATAAGGCAAATGCAACACAGCAATACCTTATGCAACAGCAACAGGTTCAAGAGCGCGAATATTTAGGCCAGCACTTGGAGCAAGAAGGCAAGAGGCTGCTTGATATTATTCCAGAATGGCAAGATAAGTCTAAGAGAACAAATGAAGAGCAAGAGCTTATAAGCTACCTTACTAATCAAGGATACTCTAAACAAGACTTGTTAAACTTGAATGAATCAAGAGCAGCTAATATCAAATTGGCGTTAAATGCTATGCGATATGACAAACTTGTTAATCAGGCTAAAAGTTCTAATAAAAAGGTTGAGAATTTACCACCAAGAATTGAGCGATCTGGCAACAGCAATATACAAAAGTCTGGGCTTGATGAAGCAAAATCTAAGTTGGCAAAATCTGGATCACTTAATGATGCGGCAGCAGCTTTCGCTGTCATGTTTGGTAATTAAATTATAGTAGGTAATTAAGATGGCAATTGTAACAGGTACATATCAAACCTTCCAGGCTAAAGGTATTCGGGAAGATTTGACAAACATGATTTATCAAATCACTCCGACTAAGACTCCATTTATGTCGGCAATCCCAAAAGTAAAAGCAACTAATACTTTTCATGAGTGGCAAACACAAGACCTTGCTGCTGTAAGTGTTAATGCTCAAATTGAGGGCGATGACGTATCAACTTTTGGTGCTGTTAGTCCAACTGTACGTTTAGGTAACTACACTCAAATTTCAACTAAGAATGTTGTTATTTCTGGTACTAACCAATCAGTTAAGGCTGCTGGTCGTAACAATGAACTAGGCTACCAAATTTCTCTGAAAGCTTCTGAGCTTAAAAGAGATATGGAAGCTGCACTTTGTTCTGCTGCTAACGGTACTGCTGGCGCTGTTTCTAACGCTGGTACAACTGCAAATGCTGCTGGTTCTACTTCTGCCGCTCGTAACTTGCGTGGTCTTGAAGGCTGGATTGCTACCAATGTTAGTTTAGGTACTAGTGGTGTTGCTCCTGTTTATACTATGGGTTCATGGGCTGCTCCAACTGACGGTACTGCAAGAGCATTCTTGGAATCACAAGTAAAAACAGTGTTGCAAAGCATCTATGCAGAAGGTGGTGAACCTGACATGATTATGGTTGGCCCAAGTCAAAAACAAACATTCTCAACTTTTACTGGTGGTTCTACTCGTTTCGACAAGTCAGAAGACAAATCAGTAACTGCTGCTGTTGATGTTTATGTGAGCGACTTTGGTACTTTACAAATTATGCCTAACCGTTTTCAACGTGCAAGAACTGCATTTATCTTAGAAACTGATAAATGGGCATTAGCAACATTGAGAAACTTTGAAACAGTTGACCTAGCAAAAACTGGTGATGCTGATAAGAAACTTATTACAGTTGAATACACACTTGAATCTCGTCAAGAGAAAGCTTCAGGCGCAGTAAAAGACTTGTTGTAAGATTAAAATAGAGTGGGTGTAAAAACCCACTCATCCTTTAAGGAAAAGATTATGTCTGATGCATTACAGATTGGCGCAGTTGGTAGCACAATTACAACCAGCGCAACATCCACAAGAATTGCAATTCCGGTTAATTCAGCAGGTGTAAAGCCTGGTTATTTAAGAATTGCTTCAAATGCTTATGCGTTTGTTAAGATAGGTGATTCAACAGTTACAGCAACTGGTAATGATATACTTCTACAACCAAATAATGAGTTATGTATTGTTGTTAGTGGTAATACTCATGTTGCAGCTATACAAGATTCGGCAGCAGGCAAGGTAAACGTGATTCCATTGGATAATAGCTAATGGAGATGCAGACTCGTGTTGTCAGTCAAGGTGACAAGGTAATTGTCCAATCTTTTCAAGACACAACAGAGATACTTGATAGTGTAAAAGAAAGGGTTGACCAGGGAAATACTGGTAGTCATGACATGAAACATGCGGCAACTATTCCGATGGTTATTATTGAATCTTATATCAATAGGACTGGAATAACATTCACCGAGTTTATGCGTGATAAAGAACACATAAAAACACTTTTAAACGATAAAAGTTTAGAAGGATTTAGAATCTGGAAGGGTAAAGTGTAATGGCGTTATCTAATTTTACAGAACTTAAAAGCTCAATTGCCAGTTGGATTCATCGTAATGATCTAACTGCTGTTATACCAGACTTTATAAAACTGGCTGAAAGCAGAATGTCTTTAGAATTAGATGTTGACCAACTGCAAAAAACCGCCACCATCACAACTGTTTCCGGAACCGATACAGCACCATTGCCTTCTGATTTTAGGAGCCTAATAGATGCTACTATCACTATGGGAAGTATCTTGTATGTACTTGATAAGATGCCAGCGCAATTGTTAAGGACTAGGTGGGGAAGCTACACAAGTAACATCCCACAAAGTTATGCAATAATAAATAACAAGCTAAAGCTAGGCCCAATTCCTAATGGTAATTATGATGTTGTGCTTGAGTATAACTCTACAATTCCTTCATTAAGCGATAGCAATCCAACCAACGACCTATTAACTGCATATCCTGATATGTACTTACACTGCTGTTTGATCTACGCAGCAACCTATATCAGAGATGTAGAATTAGTTAGCGGAATGGAATCATTGTATAATGCAGACAAAAATAGGGCCAATACAGCAAATTGGAATCAAGATGCATCTATGGCAACCAAACAGGGGTAAATAATGGCACTAGAAAGCGGAAATTATATTAATGATTTGGTTATTACAAACCCAACATCATCAGACCCAAAGAGTCAGGGTGACGATCATTTAAGATTAGTTAAGACAATACTAAAAGAAACCTTAAATGGCTTCACTGGTGCTATCTTAGTAACTGCAACCGATACAGGCACAGCAACAGGTCATGTTTTAGCTCCTAGCACAGCTCTAGTTGGCTACACGCCTATGTTATGTTTGCTATATAGGGCAAATATTACTAATACTGGTGCATTAACGGTTAACGTGTCTGGATTAGGTGTTAGATCAATTAAAACAATGGCTGGTGCCGATCCTACTGCTGGTGACATCGTTGCTGGTTATCCTATGCTGTTAATGTATGACGGCACTAATTTTGTTACATTAGGTGGCTCGGAGTTCTTAAGCAAGACAGGAAATCAGAAGTTAACAGGTAACTTTACTGTTGATGGTAATGAGTTAATTACCGGAACCTTAGGAGTCACTGGAAATACAACTCTTGCCGGAACCTTAGGTGTTACAGGAAATACAACTCTTACCGGAACTTTAGGCGTTACAGGGTTAACAACACTTAATGCAGCGGTAGGATTAACACGCACGGCTGGTGATAATACGGTTAATCTTGCAACAACAGCGTTTGCAATGAACATGTTATCTCCAACATTTTCTGGTGTGCCAATTTCTACAACAGCATCACCTGGAACAAGCACAACACAAATAGCAACTTGTGCTTTTGTTGTTGCAACAGCGTTTAATTCTGCGCTACCAGCACAGGCAGGAAACGCAGGAAAGTTTGTTACAACTAATGGCACTAATGCCAGTTGGGGATCAATTTCTATTCCAGATTATTTATTATTAGCACAAGGAATTATTTAATATGTCAACTTCAGCACAATATTCAGCAACTCCGGTATTTGGAGCGGCACTACTAACAACCGCAGATACTTCATTAACTGCGCCTACAACAGTTGGAACAGTTATAACCGCTGGCGCATCTGGAACTAGGATTGATTTTATTGAGATTCAAGGTGTGGCAACTACTGTTGCTGGCATTGTTAATCTTTTTATTTACAATGGCACAACCTATCATTTGTGGCAACAAATACCAATCATTGCAGTAACATCAAGTACAACTGCAACTGCTTTTAGTACAGTGACTTCAACAAATAATACACCTAATGTAATGCCAATGATTATCCCAACTGGTTATTCATTAAGAGCAACAACAACTACTGCTCAAACTGGTGTAAAAGTTATTGCTTATGGAGGTGATTTCTAATGAATAAAGGAACATATGGTTATCCCTTACCACCTAATGGATTTGTTCGTGTTGCTCCTCCTGAATGGCAACAATATAAATTAATCACCACAACTACATCCGCTGAAACTGTTCCACAAAACGTCTTTCAAATTGGCGTTGCTGTTTTTGGCGGTGGTGGAAATGGCAATAGCCTTAGTGGTGGTGCTGGTGGTGGTTTTGCTTTTGGTATTGTTGACGTAATACCGGGTCAATTATTACCTACAATTACAATTGGGGCAATAGCAGGAACTTCATCATTTGGTACAGTGTTAACTGCAACAGGTGGAACAACCGCTCCTTCTAATTTGGTGGGTGGTACTGGCGGTACAGGTTCTGGCTCATCATTATTGCGTGGGTTTATGACAGCTTCTGGGGGTAATGGTGGAAGTGCCGCATCATTAACCACCGAAAAAAGTGGCGGTGGCGCAGCTGGTTCTTTTTATGGCAACGGGGGCGTTGGTGGCAATGCTACTAGCGCTGGCGCAATATCCGGTGGCGGGGGTTTAGGCGGTGGCAATGGTGCGGCAACAAACGCATCCGAATTTGGTGGTGGCGGTGGTGTTGGTTTTGCTGGTTTTAATGTCTTAAGCGCTTCTGCTGGAGGCGGTGGTACAGCATCAAAAGGAAGAGCGGTTAAAGGTGGAATAGGTATTGCTGGATTAGGAGCAACATCAACAACTCAAGCTACAAGCACAAATTTGATTTCACCATTTTTACAATTAATCACTAAGTCATTAAATGGAGGTGGTGGTTTTGGTGTTTCAGTAAGTGCAAATGGTGCAGTTGGTGGTGGCGGTGGTGGGGGGCCTAGTAACAGCGCTGGAGATGGGGGGTTCGGTGGTGGCGGTGGTGGTAGTGATATTCGAGGTGGCTCTGGTGGTTTTGGTGGTGGCGGTGGAGGCGGTAGTACAGCTGGAATAGGCGGTTTAGGTGGTGGTGGTGGCGCTAGCGCTGGCAATGGCGGAACAGGCGCAGTAGTATTATATTGGACAGAAGGTTATTAAGATGACTAATTACGCTAGAAATGTTAATGATGTTGCAGTTGATGTAACAACAACCGACCCTGCCACTATTTATTATCCAACAGTTGCCGCTGAGTTTATTGTTGTGCCAGCAGATGTTGAAAACGGATGGTTGTACAATGGTTCAACATGGAGCGCACCGCCTGTTCCTCCTGCTCCTGTTCCTGTACCACCTGTTCCTCCAATAGTATCAGCAGTGCAGTTTATGATGCTGTTTTATCCACAGGAACAGGCGTATATTCAAAACTCAACTGATGCTATAGTAAAAGTATTTTGGACAAGGTTCAGCGACCAAAGGGTAGCAGAAGTTAACCTGGCGCTTGATTCTATGAGCCAAACACTTGACTACTTATCGGCAACAGATGTTTTGCCAGCTTTGACACCTCCTGCTCCTTATTTGGCGGCAGGACGTAAAGAGGCAATACTGACAGGTCAGGCTATATAAATGCCTTTAGTTAAGGTAAAAGGAACAGGGCAGATAGGTCTTAATCGTGACCTATCACAGTCTGAAATGCCAATTAATGCATGGAGTGACGCAAAGAATATTAGGTTTTTAGATGGCTATGCCTTGCAATATTTAGGACATGGCGAGGTCTATAACTCTCCTTCTTATGCACCACTCCATGTACTGCCTTGTAATGTTCAGGGCAATCGTTATTGGGTCTATTTATCTAACTACAAACAATTTTCTGTTACCAATACACCAACAGGATCACAGCACACAGATATTACCCATGCATCATGGAATGGGTTTTATCTTGACCTTATTACAGAATCTGGGTTAACACTTACTGCCGAGAGTGGTGAAACATTAATTAACGGTGGTGTTGGTAATCCAATGAGCTGGACCTCTACATTGCTTTCCGGTGTTCCGGTTATTAATGCAGCAGACAGTAACTTTCCACCAATGGCATGGAATCTTAGTAACGCATCAAAGTTTGTAAATCTTCCTAACTGGCCTGTCAATATGTATTGCAAGTCAATCAGGGCGTACAAGAACTTCTTAATTGCCTTGAATGTCACCAAAGCAAATGCTACTTATCCATACATGGTGAAGTGGTCACAACCAGCAGACCCTGGTGGATTACCGTCAACATGGGATGAAACAGACCCAACTAACCTATCTGGTGAGTTTGACCTTGCCGAGGGTTATGATATTGTTATTGATGGTATGCAGTTGCGTGACTCCTTTATTGTGTATAAAGAAAACAGCACATGGCGACTAGATTATATTGGTGGTAACTTTATATTCAAGTCATCAAAGGTATTTAATAAATCAGGAATCATGAACCGCAATTGTGTTACTGATATTGATGGGTTTCATGTTGTATTAACTAATAATGACGTAATTATTCACGATGGAAGCACTGCGCAATCTATACTTGATAAGGCAACAAGGCGTTGGTTATTTCAAAATATTGATGTTGATAATGTCATCAAGTGTTTTGTGTTTACCAACCCATTTTTTAATGAAGTGTATATATGCTTTCCGTCAATCGGTGCAACTTCATGCGATACATCACTTGTATATAACTACAAAGATAAGACTGTATCAACACGCCAGATGCCTAATATTAATCATGCTGGGTATGGGCCTGTTGATAATGGACTAGTTGGCAACTGGGCGCAAGATTCACAACCCTGGGCTTCTGACCTAACCTTATGGAATGGGCCAGACTTTGTTCCAAGTAATGCAAGGGTTATTGCAGGTAGTGCTGATGTTAAGCTTTATATGCTTGATGCTTCTGCATCGTTTGATGGTGTGCTTCCACAGGCATACCTAGAACGAAGAGGATTGTCGTTTGAGATGCCAGAAAGCATTAAGTTGATAAAAGGTATTAGGCCAAGAATAACGGGCAACATAGGCGATACAGTGCTTATACAGGTAGGTTCTCAAGATGATCCGTGGGGAAATCCAACCTATTCTGATCCGATGACGCATACAATAGGAACTACAATTGCTAATGATTGCCTAGTTTCTGGTCGTTATATTTCTATTAAGTTCTTAACTGGTACTGCATACCAGTGGCGTTTAGATTCATTTGATATTGAAGTAGATCAAACAGGGGGTTGGTGATGGGGCTACTAGAATCATTAAACAACCTTGATAAAAAAGATTGGAAGTTTCTTGATAAGTTAAATATAAAGCAAATAAACATGCCTTATATTGGCAAAGGTTATGCAGAAACATGGCCTGTTGACGAAACAGGTAGTCCAGATTATATGATGCGACCTAATGAACTTCCAATTAGCCAACATGGAATTAGTGTTTTTCAACCTGATAAGTGGACACCAAATGACACTGCTGGTGAAGGATTGCACATTGATCCAATGGCAAAACAATATAGAAAAAGACTATTAGAAACATTATCACCGGAACAGCTAGAGCAAGCAAAAACTGAGTTTAATGATTATTCTTTTGGAAGCGATCTTCCGGAAACTAGGAGAGTTGAAAACTTAACAGATGCATTGATGCGTGGATATACAGTTGGACAAGCTCCAGAATCATTCAACCAAAACTTTTATAACGATCAGCAAAAAGGTCTTTTAGATCAATTAAAACGTTATATGCAAACTGGTGTTAATGAAGGTGGTACTGTTCAAGATTATTTACGAAACATTGGAGAAATAAGATAATGCCAACAAAATCAAAGAAACAACAAAAGCTTATGCTTGCAGTTGCACACAATAAAAAGTTTGCAAAGAAGGTTAATATACCTATGTCTGTTGCTGATGAATTTATAGCAGAAGATAAGAAACTTGGCCTATTAAAATCTCTTAAATAATGGCAACCCTAATATCTGGACAAACATCATTAGAATACGCACCAGCTCCTGTTCCTAATGAGGTTAATGATTTAAAACGCTATCTTGAGCATGAATTTATACAGCTTCAGGCAGCGTTGCAGGTCTTATATGATAACTCTAAGAGTTCGGCATTAACCTATTATGGCTCCTTTTACGATACCACAATACAATCAATAACAAGTGTTACTGATACTTATGTTATTAATATAGGGTCAACAGACGCATCAAATGGCGTATCTATTGTTGGCGGTTCTAAGATGACATTTGCCAACGCTGGTATATATAACATCCAGTTTAGTGTGCAATTTACAAATAATACAACACAAATAAAGAAGGCAGATATCTGGCTTAAGAAGAATGGTGTTAATATACCAACATCAAATAGCAAGTATTCTATCAATGAAACACACGGTGGAAATCATGGTGGGGCAATTGCAGCAATAAACTTTATTGCAACATTAGCGGCTGGTGACTATATACAATTAGCATGGCACGCTGATAGCACTGGTGTAGCAATAGAAACATTCCCAGCAGAATCACCAACGCCAACAATACCTGTGACACCAGGTGTTATACTTACAGCAATTTTAATATAAAGGATATACGATGCCTTCAGTATCAATAAGTAATCTACCAGTAGTAATAACGGTTGTTCCAGGCTCTGATTTGTTGCCATTAGTTTCAGGTGGCATAACAACAAAGGTTACACCAACTCAATTATTTAGTGGTGTAAGTGTAGACTCAACAATCAAAGTTGTTAATGGGTTTGGTCGTGGCGCACCAGTTACAAAGACAGCCGCATTTACGGTTGGTACAACTGAAAACTTTATTATTGTTAATGGTACTGCATCTGTTGTGGTTACATTGCCATCTGCATCAACCTATACAGGCCGTGAAATAAGCATAAAAACAATAGCAGCGTTTACTGTTGTTTCTGCATCTTCTAATGTTGCTCCAATAACTTCTGCAACTGCTGGTACTGCTATCCTTGCGGCTACAGCAGGTAAATGTGCAACATTAGTTAGTGACGGGACTAACTGGGTTATAATGTGCGCAAATTGATATGGCAATTATAAAAAACAATTTATCGGTTCATGAGGTCACAGATGATTATGAACTACACCATATCTGGCCTTTTATAAGGCATGGTATAAATACTATCAATATTAAGTGTAAGACCTCAAGAACTTTCCCAGAAGATATTTATCATGGGATTAAGAAAAAAGAGTTAAAGCTTCTTGTTGGCACTATTGATAATAAATATGAAGGATTTTTTATTATTAAAAATGAGTTATTCCCAGATGGCATAAGTGTACA